CCCGTTGGGTCGCTGGTAAGGATTCCATTGCAATGATTACGACCAACTTATCACCACTTGGTATTACGTGGTCAATGCGTATCAACGAAGCCCCGTTTGCTTCTAAAAACGTTCAACGAATCAACGTATCTTTTTCACAAAACCAACATGATGTTGCAATTGTTGAACTTGTGGGTGTTCCTTCTAGTTACATTTCAGAATACGTAGAAAAGCCAGTACACATTAACATCAGTATCAAAGGTGGGAAAACAACAAACTTTTACGGGTATGTGTCGCATGCCGAAACCCGTTCTGTTACCCATGAGGGAACTGTCAACAATAGCCCATTTCAAATTATTCGGATGGTCTGTTTTGGTTCGTCGCACATCCTTCGCAGCACCAATACACTTTCTTGGGATAACGTTAATTTAGAAACGCTTGTTTTGGAAATTGCCAAAGAGTATCGGCTGGGTTACTCAATTCCAAAAGATACTTATGTGTTTAAACGACTTGTGCAAACAGAAGAGTCATTGTGGCGATTGCTTGTAAAAGCGTGCGAGCAACTGGGATACAACGTTACTATGACCAATTCTCACATTCATATTTGGGATATTGACAAGTCTCTTGCTCGTCAAACATCGTATACAATCCTTCGTGGTATTCGTGTAAAACGTGGTGATTATAACCCGTATCCAGGAGACATTGTTTCTATTGAGTCAACTGTCGGAACACCCAACGTTGCTCAACAATCAGGTGATAAGTTTGTTTCGTACGTAGACGAACACGGGAAACTGGTTTCAGTAGACGCTTTACAGTTAACTCAAGACGTTTCGTTGGGAACGCCGATTGCAAGTCGTTTTGATAACAAACTGGTTGCTAACGTTGATTCATTTGAAAAGGCAACTAGGTACATTCAATCAAAGGTCAAAGCCTCGTTTTCTCAATCTGCCGACGCTGTGGTTTACGGTGACCCGTCCATTGTTCCTGGGGGCATTGTTCGTGTTGATGGATACGGAGGAGATTTTGATGGTTTTTGGTACGTACAGTCGGCATCTCATGACCTGTTTACGGACAACCTTTTGACTACTTTAAAATTGATTAAAAAGGGTTCGTATGACATTCTTCCAAAGTTCCCAACAGTTCAACGTTATATGAAACCACCGACGCCCGTATTAATCAAGAATAAGTGGGTAATGCAAACGGAGTACGCAAATGTCTACAACTAGGCACATTCACGGAGTTGTTTCTGGAGGCCCCCACCGAGCAGTGGTAACCTACGCTGATTCGGCATCTGGTCAGGTTCGTGTGGTAATACCTGCCGTTTTGGGCAAATCCGAAGTAGCACTGTCATTGTTTGGCAGGTCTTTAACAAACTCAGGATGGTCGGTTCCAGAGGTGGGCAATCAAATATTGGTGGGAACAGACGACAATACGTTTACGAATGTCTTCTGGATTCAGACTGAAGGAACGTCTAAACTAGAAGAACGGATTGCCACCCTAGAAACACAAGTGGCTCAAATACTGGAGGCATTGGCGTGAAGACTATCCGAGTTCCATTTAAGTTTGAAGAAGGCGCTGTTTTACAAACTCAAAATGTTGACACCATTGTAAAACAACAGATTATTAATTATTTTGTGACCAACAGTGGTGAGCGTATTATGAACGCTACCTATGGTGGAGGTATTCCAAGCCTTGGGTTTGAAATAAACGACCCGCTTGTATTTGCTGATTACAAAGTAGACGCTTTGGCAGATGTAAACACGTACTTATCTTTTGGAAAAGTTCTTGATTTTGGGTTTGTTGATTCAACTGATAGTTTGTTAAATGAGCCTAACGTTGTCACCATGGTCATTCGTTACTCTGTAGCACCTCGTACAATATCTACAGTAAAATTGGTAGTTAATACAACGTTTACGGAAGAGAGTCTCATTTAATGGCAACGATTGATTACTCAAACAGGGATTATGATTCCATTAAGGCTGATTTGCTCGCTCGTGCAACCGAGATTGTTCCTGAATGGACAACACGAGAATCTTCCGACTTTGGTGTGTTGCTCGTTGATTTGTGGGCATACATGTCTGACGTGTTGCATTATTACATAGATAAGGCTGCTGGAGAAGCGTTTATTACAACGGCTACACAACGTGAATCGTTGTTGTCCCTTGCGAGTCTGTTTGATTACTCTCCGCAACTACAAACGGCGGCAGAGGCCACGGTAACCATCTCTGGTGTCAACGTTCCAGCAGGTCAGGTAATCGCAATCCCATCTGGGACTGTTTTTGTATCGCCAGCCACGTCAGAAGCCCCAATTGTTTATTTTTCTTCTACGTCATCGGCTTCTGCTTCTGCGTCAACCAACCCCGTTATTGATGTTGTAGAGGGCGAACTAGTCAATGACGAAACAGTAGGTTCTTCTAATGGTACTGCTAATCAACGATTTGTTTTATTCTATTCTGGTGTAATTGGCGACAGTGTTGAAGTTTTTGTAGAGGAAGGAACCGTAGTAAACGGTTCTCCGTCTCCTGTTGAGTATCAGTATGTAAACAAACTTATTGATTCCGCCGCTAATGACAAAGTTTTCACCATTGCTACAAATGCAAATAACGAAACTGAAATTGTGTTTGGTAACGGCATCAACGGAAAAATACCAAACGCTGGACAGGACATTATTGTAAATTACCGAAAAGGCGTGGGGCTTCGTGGCAATGTTCCCGTCAATTCAATTATACAAATTCAAAACTCTCCTAGTCAGTACGTTTTTATCGCTAGTTCAACTGCTGCTTTAGGTGGTGCAAACGCAGAGTCTTTGGAGTCGTTGCGAGCCAACATTCCCAACTCATTTGCCACGCAAGACCGAGCGGTATCACTTAGTGACTATCGGGCACTGGTACTCAATGTTGCTGGGGTAGCCAAAGGAACTGCCGACTATAGTTCTGGAACTGTAACTGTCTACGCCGCCCCATTTACTCAAAACTATCTTACATACGGAAGCGGTTCATTAACGGTTAGTTCTGATTTGCGTGATGCTATTGTTGCCTATTATGAACCACGCCAAATGATTGGCGCAAGCGTGACTGCTGCAAGTGCAATCAACCTTACAGCAGTAAACGTAACTGCAACGGTTAACGTACTCTCTGGTTATATTGCAAGCAACGTTTCAGAAAACGTAGTTGCGGCACTAAATACTTTGTTTGAATTTGACAACGTGTTTTTTAATCAAACATTGTCAAAAGGCGAAATTTACCGAAAGATAATGGACGTTCCAGGCGTTGATTACGTAAGCGTTTCTTTGCCAAGTACGGAAACGGTGTCCTCTGGTCAATATGGATTGTTTAAAAAAGGTACGTTTACAATTACCACCGTGGGTGGAGTAACTGGTTAAATGGCTTTAACGTCGTTCCGACTACGCAGAACCGATGACGTTGGTTCTTATGTACGTGAAACTGGCAGGCTTGACTCTGCCATTCGTAGCGACAACTTCATTGCGCCAAGCGGGGATTTTGGAAACTCAACGTTTTCTGTTCAACCTTTTAATCTTACAAAAGAAACAATAATTGACAACAGTCGTCCTGGTGGTTCTTATGACGTGTACACATCAGAAATAGATATTGCGTGGACTCTAGAAACGGCGTTGGTTGAAGCCCCAGCAGAAACATCACCAATTGAAATACATGTAGTAGTTAATCAATACGGAGAACCGCTTACCGTTGAGGATGGTTTGTCCGTTTTTTCATGCAACGCTGTTAACTTCGTAAACGAGCACAGACATTCAAGCATTTTGTACAAACCAGGGACGTGGTTGTACTACGGTTTGTACATCAAGTATTCAGATGGGACAACTGAATGGTTTGAGCGTGCCGCTCAACTGCGTGTGCAGATTCCACGTTATTACCAATCATTGGAAAGTTTGTGGCAACGTATTCCTGAGTATTACAGGGCATTGGATTATTCAGAAGGAGATGGTGATTTACGAAAATTCCTATCGCTATTTGGGTGGGAATTTGATAAAACACGAAGCCTCATTGACAGCCTCGTAAGTATCAATGACCCACTGACCAGTCCAACGCCATCGTTGGATGCCATTGCTGAGCAATTAGGAGTTCCTACCAACTCAATTGAGATTGGCACTTCACGGTTGCGTAGCGTGCTTTCTAATATTTTTAACCTTCGTCAACGTAAAGGAACAGCCGAAGGAATTGCTTCATTTATTGCTGCCATTACGGGATGCAGGACACGTTTTGATTCGGCTACTGACACGTTCTACGTATACACACAACGTGTTAATTTGGTGTCTGACCCAAGGTTTAGACAACAAGATTTAAACTTTTATACAGGAACCCCGTCTGACGTAAACCGAACTCCATTCACGTTGCGTAAAACTGATGGTGGTTCGGCGCTTCGTGACCCGTCAAACAATGACGACGCCATTCGTAACTACAACGCAAACCCAACAGCAGCAAGCGCTATGGCGGCATACACAACCAATGTGTTTGTTGATTCTGCGGCGTCGGTTGGTTGGGGCGTTTACACCTACGGCGCTGCTTTCAATGCTGCTTCTGCTATTCCCATTATTGAAGAAGTGGATTATGAAGGTCAGGCGATTTCGGCGGCGTCTGTGTCGGTTGTCAACTCAGGAGGCACTGGTCTTAAAATAACCGTTCCATCAAATGCCACTGGTTCTCAAGTCGTAGTTGTATACGGGAGAAAACCTTTTTACTATCGCAATGATGTTGTTTACTATACGTCATTTGACTGTAACTTATCAGGAGCGTCATTTGTAAACTTTAGAATGATTGATAATGATAATGTTATTAATTATCTTGAAATAGACCCACCTGATTCTTTTGGAGAAGCCTTGTACTACGATACTTGGAATACTGAAAGTGCGGCAACACAAAATCTATTCTTGTATGGAAACGGTGCTTTTTACAATGCCAGCGCCCCTGGATTAGCAACTATTGGTCGCTTTAGTTTGCAACAAACGGAAGTGCCAGACGTTACTAATGTAGAAAAAGCCGTGGTTCCAGCATTGGTATTTTTTGCTGACCCTGGGGAAACAATAATTGTTTCACGTTGGCTGGTGGAACCAAACGCAGTTGGTCGGTATTTTGATGGAGATGACATCTATGGCGGTTTTGTTCAGGAGGCAAACCAGCCAAATGTTGTAGGTGTGTACGATTACCGTTGGGGTACAGATGGCGGGAACGACAATGAAGATTTTTCGTACTACACGCTTGACTATGACCGTGTGGTAACGGCAACAGAACGAATCGTAGAAGAGTACTTGATGCCTGTTAACATGATTGGTCAATACACGATTGAATGGGACACGATACCAGGAGACTAATGGAACTTT